GTTCAAATCTGATCTCATTAGCCCAGAAAGGTAACGTCACGGCGGCTATCTTTTACCTCAAGACGCAAGCAGGCTGGCGAGAAAACCAGCCGGAAGTTACCGAGCTTCCTCAGCTAGTTGTCAACGTAGCTAATAGTGAATTTGACTAAGCCGCAAAGCTCTATCTTTAAGGATGACACGCGATTTCGTGTAGTTGTGGCTGGCAGGCGATTTGGGAAGACATACCTATCAACGGTCGAGTTAATACGTGCGGCTCTTAGCGGCGAGAATAAAAACTGCTGGTATATCGCGCCGACTTACAAAGCGGCCAAAGAAATAGCTTGGGGTATGCTCCTAGAGGTGGTGCCGCAGGAATACATCGCCAAGACCAATGAGACAGCCCTAACGCTAACCCTGGCTAATGGATCAACGATAAGCCTTAAAGGGGCAGAGAAGCCCGACAATTTACGAGGCCGAGCCTTAGACTTCTGCGTACTAGATGAGTTTGCAGATATGCGTAAAGAGGCGTGGTTTGAGGTTATCAGGCCGTCTCTATCGGATAGGCAGGGAAGCGCGATATTCATTGGCACGCCAAAAGGCCGTAACCGCTTCGATGGTCTATGGGGCAGAGGCGTTGATAAGGCCGATGGCTGGAGCGCGTTTCAATACACAACACTAGAGGGCGGCAATGTACCGGCTAGTGAGATTGAGTCAGCAAGGCATGACCTAGACGAGCGCACCTTTACTCAAGAGTATGAGGCTAAGTTTGTTAATTACTCAGGCATCATCTATTACAACTTCAGCCGCGAGGAATCGACTGCTAAGAACAGCGAGGATATAGGGCAGGTTCATATAGGTATGGACTTCAACCTAGACCCTATGAGTGCTGTTGTGATGGTGAGAAAGGGGCAAGTGTTGCACGTGATTGATGAGATCGTAATGTTCGGCTCTAACACAGATGAGATGGCGTCGGAGATCAAAGAGCGTTACAACGTGAAAAATGTTACGATATACCCTGATCCGGCTTGTCGCCAAAGAAAGACATCAGCAGGCGGCAGGACTGACTTATCTATTTTACAAAACGCGGGTTTTAATGTACGAGTTAAAAACGCTCATTCAGCCGTTAGGGATCGCATCAACGCGGTCAACTCTCGCCTGCGTTCAGCCGATGGTCTGCGGCACTTATTGGTTGATCCAAGGTGCAAGAAAACCATTGAGTCGCTGGAGCGACAGACTTACAAAGAAGGCACGAGCCAACCAAACAAGGATGGCTTCGATCACATGAATGATGCGCTGGGATATGCGGTGGAATACCTATTCCCAATTCGCAAACAATATGAGGCACCACAGCCTCAACGGTGGACTTGATGAAGATAGATATTGAGTACCAGCACCCCGATTATGAGACTCATGTAGAGCGGTGGGAGTTTTACCTCCGCAGTTATATGGGGGGCGCAGACTACAAAGAGGGTAATTACCTGACCGGCTACCTTAATGAAGATTCCAAGGCATACGGAAGGCGACTAGAGCTAACGCCGTTGGATAACCATTGCCGTAACGTCATTCACGTTTACTCATCTTTCCTCTGGCGTATTAACCCGACTAGGAACTTTGAGGGTATGGAAGGAAGCCCTGACCTCGAGGCGTTTCTAAAGGACGCTAACCTTGACGGGCAAAACTTCAACTCCTTTATGCGTGAGGCGCAGATATGGTCGTCAGTGTACGGCCATGTTTGGATTATGGTCGATAAGCCAGCCTCTCAGGTCGGGACAAGGGCTGAGGAGCTAAACCAAGGAATCAGGCCATACGTCACTCTCATTACCCCTGAGAACGTCTACGACTGGCGATGGGAGCGTATGCCAAGCGGCAGGCATGAGCTTGTCTACCTAAAGGTTAGGGAGTCCGTTGATCGCATAGACGGCACCACAACCGTTACCTATTTCCGCGAGTGGTACAAAGACAAGGTTAAGCTAACCCGCTATGACGGTACATCTGCTGACGTTATCGAAAACATCCCCAACCCTATAGGGGTTATTCCAGCGGTCTACTTGCCAGCCAACCGTTCTATCGTGCGTGGTGTGGGGATATCAGACATTTCTGATGTGGCCTATATGCAAAAGGCCATCTATCAAGAGTTGAGTGAAATTGAGCAATTAATCCGCATATCTAACCACCCGACTCTGGTTAAGACCTACGACACCGATGCGAGTGCTGGGGCTGGGGCGATCATTAATATGGCCGAGGATATGGACGCTGGCCTAAAGCCCTATCAGATGCAACCATCTGGCGGCAACCTAGACGCCATCAGAGCCTCTATAAGCGACAAAATAGAGTCGATCAATAGGATGGCCCACATGGGCGCAGTTCGCGGCACAGAGGCTATCACGCAGTCTGGCGTGGCTATGCAGACCGAATTTCAAATGCTAAATGCAAAGCTATCTGAGAAAGCCGACATCCTTGAGTTAGCCGAAGAACAGTTGTGGGCGTTTTACTGCAAGTGGCAAGAGCATGATACCCATGAGGTAACTATCAGCTACCCTGATTCGTTTGATCTGCGTGATTACGCGCAAGACCTAATTTTTTATCAGCAAGTTAAGGCTAGCGGTGTTCGCTCTACCACTTTAATGCGTGAGGTAGATAAGCAGATTGCAGACCTAGTACTAGATGATGAAATGGTTATGCAAGCTCATACAGAGATTGAGCAAAATACAAGGGCATTAGGCGAGTTTCCTTTGATTGAGCTACCCGCTGAATAATGGCAACGGACAATCAGCATGATGACTACCTTGACCGCTTGGCTGACAGCCATCTTGAAAGATTGCTTGCGGCTCTATCGGTATTGGAGAATCGGATTGCTGATTATCTAGCTACCGCACCAGATCAGGCTGGCAAGCTATTTGACGTGGAGTGGGCTATATCCGCAAGGGCGGAAATCCAGCAGATTATAGAGCAAGAGTACAGTGTAACGGTTCAAAGCCTTTTGGATGAGTATCCAGAGGTTGAGCGCAGGGCGTTAGAAATGCTCAATAATTACGGTGATTTTGCACGTACCAGCCCGACAGTTATCCGTCAACTGCAACGCCTAACCTTTCAAGGCTTTGAGGATATAGGCCAGACCTATCTCGACACCATAGCCAATGAGGTCTATCAGAACGCGCTAACAGGTCGCCCTAAAGCCGATATGATTAAAAGCATTAGGCAGAAGATTAACGGCGTCTATATGCAGAGCGATCAGGCCGAGATTAACAGGCTTGTTGATATAGCTAAAAATGGTACGGCGGCACAGTCCAAGGCCGCTATAGATCAGTTGCACACAATCTATGCCGCAGACAAGACGGGCAATAATATGCGCCGTTACGCCTCGCAGATAACGCAGGATAGCCTAATGCAGTTTGATGCTTCGATTAACGTCAATGCAGGAATACAGGCAGGTGCGGATAAATGGAAGTATTACGGCGATGTCATAAGGGACTCCAGGTCATTCTGTCGAGAACACGCTGGCAATACCTATACCACTGAGGAAATCGCTGAAATATGGTCGGGAGACTGGGCTGGCAAGGCTTCAGGTGACCCCTTTATTGTTCGTGGCGGTTATAATTGCCGCCATCACTTTAGACCCGTATTTGATTAAGGAGGCTGTTATGCCGTATCACAAGGGAAAGAAGAAAAAGAAAAAATCAAAGTAATTTGGTAAAATAAACCCACTCCGTAGGAGGATGCGTTACATGAGCGATGAAATCATGGAAACAGAGGTAACTGAACCTGTAGCTGAAGAAGCACAAACTCAGGATGTTAAGACGTTTACGCAAGAGGAGCTAGACCGGATAGTGGCTGATCGTGTTGCTCGCACTAAGCGACAATATGACAAGCGGCTTGAAGGCGTAGATTTAGACGAGGCTCGCCAGCTTCTTCAAGAAAAGCAAAACGCTGAGATTGAGAGGCAAAAGGAGAGAGGTGAGTTTGATAATATCCTCAAGCAGACCGTTGAAAAGAAAGATCAGGAAATACTGGCTTACAAGCAACGGCTTGAGCAGACGCTAGTTGATGGCGCTCTACTTACAGCGGCGGCTAAGAATAAGGCGGTATCACCTGAGCAAGTCAGTCAGTTGTTGCGTGGTTCCGTTTCGCTATCTGAAGATGGCACTGTAGAGGTCTACGATAAAAACGGGACGCCCCGTTACAACGACAAAGGCGATCTGTTATCGGTTGAAGAACTGGTGGCAGACTTTTTGACAACGAACCCGCATTTTGTGAGCGCATCACAAGGTGGTGCAGGATCAGCGGGGGCAGTTGGTGGTTCAACGCCGAAGACCTTAACGGCGGCAGAAATGTTGGCTAACTACGAAAGCGGGGGCCGTGAGGCTTTCCGTGAGATGCAGTTAGCAAAGAAAGCAACCCGCTAATTTAAAAGGAATAGCATCATGGCTAATGAAACTACTAGCAGCACGTTAGACGATCTGTTTGCGAATATCATCCTTCAGGCTCGTTTTACTGCTGAAGAGGAATCCCTCTTACTTGGTCTTGTAACCCGTTATGACATTGGCTCTGTAGCCGGTAAGACGGTACAAGTACCTAAATATCCCGCAGTCGCGGCGGCTGACCTAACTGAAGGCACTGATATGTCTGCAACTGAGGTCTCTACTTCTAGCGTCACTATTGACGTGGCTGAGGTGGGCGCTCAGGTTGTACTGACTGACATGGCCGCTTTTGGCGCTGGCAACCCTGCACAGGAGCTTGGCACTGTCTTGGGTAATGCTATCGCTACCAAGATGGACAAGGACTTGATTGCCCTGTTTGACGGCTTCAGCACTTCATTTGGTGCGGCGGCTCAAGAGATCACTGTTGCTGACCTGTTCAAGGCCGCGGCCACTCTCCGAACCAACAAGGCACCAGGGCAGTTGTCGGCTGTAGTGCATCCGTATCACGGCTACCAGCTCAAGGCTAACTTGACCAACACGTTCGCCAACCCCAACGGTGGCGATGCTCAGAACGCGGCTATGGCTAACGGTTTCGTTGGCTCTATCGCTGGCATCAACATCTACGAGTCTGCGAACATCACCATTGACGGTAATGGCGATGCCAAGGGCGCTGTATTTGCACCCGAAGCTCTGGCTATGGCAATGAAGCGTGATTTCAACATTGAAGTTGAGCGTAACGCATCACTGCGAGCCTTTGAGCTTAACGCCACAGCCGTTTACGGTGTTGGTGAGCTTGACGACAGCTACGGCTGTGAGATGTTCTTTGACGCCGCTCTCTAAGGCAATACGCGCCCTTTCGGGGGCGCTTTCCTTTCTGGTAAAGCGTATGGCGATAGTTTATAGAGGTGAGCGGTTTGAGGACTACAACGTCCCTAAAAGAACCCCTCGCCATCCATCTAAGAGTCATGCAGTTTTAGCAAAAAAGGGCGACATGATTAAGCTGGTAAGGTTTGGCTCTCAAGGCGCTAAATCGTACCCTCCTAGAGATGGAGAGAGCAAAGCAGACGCAGGTAGAAGAAAGGCGTGGTATGCGCGACACGCTGACAGTTTAAAAGGCGCAACGATATTTGACGCGATCTATTGGGCGGCAAAGGTTAAATGGTGACGTATGGCGTTTTCTACTGATTGGAATTTGCAAGAGATCATCCCTGATATTCTGGACTTTGGGATTGAGAACTTTATTGATGAACACGCCAAGGCTCAGGCCGAGTTAGAGCGCGAAATCCGCAACAAGTGGTGGCATCGGAATAACATCTCTGGCGAGATGGACTCAAGCCTACTGACGGACTCCCAGTGGACTAAGGCTAATGCCTATCTGGTGCTGTGGAAGTACGCGCTACCTAAGCTGACAAACTGGGTTGATAATGACCGCTTCCTCGAGATGATTACCTTCTACAAGGCGCGATATGGCGAGGAGCTTGAGGCGGTATTTGCTGACGGCGTAGAGTATGACGCCAATGATGACGGCACCGTTGAAGATAAGGAAAAGCTACCTAAGCCATTGAATAGGCTTGATCGGTAATGGCCTTAGTGCCTGACATAAATATAGGTGTTACGCCAGTTGACCCAAGCAGTCTTACTGCCAGAGAAAGGCTTGAGATAAAGCGCAGAATACCGCACGCGTTAGCTAGGGCGGCACAAAAGCAAATAGAGATTATTCTTGATCGGCTGGATGAAGGCAAAGGTCTTAAAGGTTCTTTAAAGCCATATAGCCCCGCCTACTTAAAACGCAGACAAGCAAGAAAGCCTATAGACGGGGAAAGCCCAAAGTTTACTGACCCAAATACGGTTAACCTTTTATGGTCTGGAAATATGCGCGGAAGTATTACGCATAGCCAAAACACTAAAAGAGCTAAGATATTTTTTAGTCGGGCCGCAGAAGCAAAGAAAGCGGCTATGCTTAATAAAGAAAGACCTTTTTTTGGTTTTACCAGACAAGATGAAAAAATATTGGAGAGGGTATTTAGAAACTACCTTTTCAGAGGGTTTGCTAGATGAGCAACCGAGAAAGCATTGCCCAAAATATAGTTACTGTCCTAGAGTCAAATGCTAGCGGTCATGTCTTTAGGCTAGTAACCCGAGAGCCATTTGATTTTGAAAAGTTAAGCAATGCTCAATTTCCTGCTGTATTGGTTAGAAGTAGTAACGAAAACAGAGAGGACACAACTATTGGGGGAAGTGGCACGAAACGAACGGCCACCATTGACTACGAAATAGTCTGCTATGTAAAAAGCAAAAATATCGACACCGCCAGAAATGAGGTTATTGAGCAAATAGAGGAAAGGCTAGATGCTGATAGAACCCGAGGTGGTTATGCAATAGATACTCAAATCATAAGTGTAGAGGCCGATGACGGTAGTATAGACCCAATTGGCGGGGTTATAATTACGGCCAGATGTATCTACCACTTCACGCGAGGAACCGTGTAATGGTCGAAATGG